GCTATCATTCGCGGCGACATTTCAAAAATGTCGTTTGCGTTTACGGTTGCCCCGGATGGTTCTAGCCGTTCGGACGGTTTGCGCACATTGACCGACTTGAATCTGTTTGAAGTTTCAGCGGTCACTTGGCCTGCATACAACGACACAGCTTTGGGTGCACGTTCAGCCGAAGAAGCCGAAGCCGAAGCCCTTGAATTGCGAAAGCGACTTCTGCAATTGAAGCAAAAGTTCGCCAAGTAATTACCACAAGTTTTCCCCACCGCAACTCTGCCGTGGCGAATTGCAAGAAACCAACCAACCATTAGGAGTAACTATGTCCATGTTGGACAACCTACGCGAAGCCCGCGCAACCGCGCTTGCTGACGCAACGGCGTTGCTATCCGGCGAAGCAACAGTGGAAGCACTGGACGCAGCCGAAGCACGTCAGGCAGAGATCGCAGATCTTGACGCCAAAATCGAAAGTGCAGAAGCACTTGAAGCCCGCACCGCAGTAATCAAGGAAGCCCGCGCTGATTCAGGCGTTAAGGCTTTCGGTTCTGCTGTTATCGGTCGCGAAGAAATGACCTATGATGTACGCGGCGAACACTCGTTCGTTCGTGACATGATTGGCGCACAACTTCGCAACGACTCTTCTTCATGGGAACGTCTTGCACGTCACCAGCAAGAAGTTGCTGTTGAATCACGCGACGTTAGCCGCACCGATGGCGCTGGTGGAGATTTCGTTCCGCCAATTTACCTCTTAAACGAATTCGCCGAATTCGCGAGAGCCGCCCGAGTAACTGCGAACCTCACAACGAACATGGCACTTCCTTCAGGTACTGACTCAGTAAATATCCCTGCGATTACAACTGGTACTCGTACCGGTTTCCAGGCTGCTGACAACTCAAGCACCTACGCACCAACAAGCCCACGCGACCTTGTCACCGCAACTCGCACCGGCCGTGTTGAAACCATCAGTGGTTTCGAGAACGTGTCAATCCAACTCGTGGAGCAGTCACCAATTGCCGGAGGCCTTGATCGTCTAGTATTTGGCGATTTAATGTCAGATTATGCGTTGCAGTTGAACACTGCCGTTCTTGGCACTGGCGATGGCTCGGCAGGATCACTCAAGGGCTTCGTCACACTTGGTGCCGATAGCACTAACGGAATCCCAACAACGTGGACGCAGACAACCCCAGATGCTGTTGGCGCATACGCTGCAATCAACAAGGCGATTTCGCAGGTTGTAAATAACCGCTACCGCGATGTTGAAGCAATCGTTATCAGCCCAAGCACTTGGTACTGGTTGGCCGGTCAGGTTGATTCTTCAAACCGTCCGCTTATCGTTCCAACAAATGGTGCAAACCAGGCGTTCAACGCTAACGGCACGAACGACAAGCCAGGTGCAGCAGCAGGACTGGTTGGTCTGATTTCAGGCGTTCCAGTTTATGTTGACGCAACCATGACCAAGACATACGGCGCCGGCACAAACCAGGCACCAATTGTTCTTGGTAAGTTCTCGGATTCGTACCTGTTCGAATCAGGTGTGAAGACTCGCGTTCTTCCAGACGTTCTGTCAGCAAACCTAACCGTTCGCTTCCAGGTCTACGGATACGCAGCACTCATCCACCGCTTCAACAAGTCGGTTTCGACTATCAGCGGTACCGGTGCAATCGCACCTTCAGGTTACTAATCTGACCTAGTTGTCGGCGGGAATCTGGATACCTTACGGATTCAGATTCCCGCTGCAACACTCACAACAAAAGTTCAGGGGAATGGACATGGCAAGAATGAAAACGCTATTGCTGGAAGCGGCAATCGCAATCGAAAAAGTTTTAGAAGTTGGCGGCACCATTGAACAGGTGCTGGACACTTTGGATCAGGTTCAAGACATTCCCAATTCGGGGGTTGAAACCCGATGAAAATGTCTGACAAGGTATGCATTGGCATGGTCAACAATGGTTGGGTTCAGTCCCAGCTGATGATTGACATCATTCACATTGCACTGATGCGCAAGTCTCATTTTGACAGTGTTGTTCAGGTGGCCAACATTGGTTTGACAACACGTTCACGCAATGTTGTTGTTCGAGAATTTTTGGACAACACCGAAGCGCAATGGTTGTTGTTGGTTGATTCTGACGAATCGTTGAAGCCTGAAATTTTTCAAAAGTTGTGCGATGCTGCACATGACAAGGATCGACCTGTTGTGTCGGGTTTGGTGTTTGGCGCGTTCTTTGACGATGATGGCAACCTTCGACCTGTGCCAACGATTTACAACATGGATGAAGAAGATGGACTTCAACCGATTGACAACTTTCCAACGGATGAGTTGATTGAGGTTGATGCGGTTGGCACTGGTTGCCTTCTTATTCATCGTTCGGTGTTGTTGCGGATGCAAGCGAATGCGACACAGAATCAAGGCCCACGTTGGGCATGGTTCGCCGAGGGTGCTATTGACGGCACTTATTTTGGTGAAGATTTGTTGTTTAGCAAACGCCTTCAGTCTTTGGGTTACAAAATCTATGCACATACTGGCGCGACGCTTCCTCACCGTAAAGAGTTTTGGCTCGATCATAGGCATCATGCTGGTTGGTTGCAGTCATTTATTCCAAACGCAGGTTCGGAAGTTCCCCTGGCTTCCGAGCCTGCGCCTAATTCTGGGGAGTAGTTTATGGCCACGCTTGGTGAGAATTGCCGGTCTGGTTGCGTAACTAAGGATCACGAATCTTATTGGGAGTGTTTGCAAGCTGCGAACATTGCTATTGACAAAACATCATTGAAATCGGAGTGAGCATGGCTGTATGGGATTTGGGCGACGCGGTAACGCTGTCGTACACCAACAAGGACGCTTCGGGCAACCCTGCCGATTCGACGACAATGGTGGCAACTGTCACGCTTCCTGACGGCACGAGCGCAACGCCTAGCGTCACTCATGGTGGGACTGGTCTTTATTCGACCATTTACACACCGAGCCAGTACGGTCGCCACATCATTCGCTGGGTGGCTACTGGTGCGAACCCTAGCGGTTACACCGATGAGTTCACTGTTCGTGACCTGACGGCGTTGCCGGTTGTTTCGTATGATTCGGTTTTGGCTCATTTGAACATTCCTGCGGCTTCGGCTAATGAGGAAGAAGTTCGCCGTTTCATTGACGCTGCTTCGGACTTGGCTGAAAATTATGTGGGTGCAGTTCTTGGCCGTCGCACTTATGTTGAATACTACGATGGCAACACTGATGTGTTGCGTCTTCGTAATCCTCGAGCCATGTCTGTCACTGAAGTTGTTGAGGCTGGCGTGACTCTTGATTCTTCACAGTACCAACTTGATCCAACTGGTCAACGTTTGATGCGTTTGACTTCTTCGTCAACGACTGGAACAACGGCTGTTGCGTATGGTTATTGGACTAATGGTGTGAATGTGGTGAAGGTGACTTATGTTGCCGGGTATGCGGTTACGCCACCAGCGGTTCAACAGGGTGTGTTGGAAATCATTCGCCATTTGTGGACAACGCAACGTGGCGCGGTGAATGTTATGAACCGTACTGGTTCGGGCGATGAGTTCTATTCAAGCTCGACGTATTCGTTGCCACGTCGTGCGATGGAACTTCTTGATCCTGCTAGTTTGCCAGGTCTTGCGTAATGGCTGTGACAACTGCGCTTCCGCAGGTTATCAACGGAATCCTGACAAGCCTCAACGCTTCTTCGGATTTGTCGGCTGTTCGTATTTTTGACGGTGTTGAGATTGACTCGTCTTATCCTGGCGACTTCATTGCTGTTGGCCATGATGGAACTGATGACGGTTCAGTTTCGGTTTCTTCGGCCAGCCAGTCATTCGAACAGTTGGGAAATTTGAAACAGTTTGAGGATGGTCAGGTTGATTGCTTCCTATCAACTTGGGATGGCTCTGACAGCCTCACAGCGCGACGCACACGAGCGGCACAGATCATTTCGGCTATTGACACTGCCATTCGTGCGGATGTCTCTCTGTCAGGCTCATGCCTTTATTCGTGGCTTTCTTCTCATCAGTTCACCTATTTACAAACCGACATGGGTGCGGCTGTGAATGTCAATTTCACAATTTCCTATCGTGCAAGAACTTAAGGAGTTCACAATGGCAACTTTTAAGAACGTGTCAATGTTCGGCGATTTGGCTGTTCCAGTTTTGGGCAAAGATGTTCTTGCTGGTGCAACTGTCGAAGTGACCGATGAAGCTGTGGCGGATTCGTTCCGCGACCAGCCAAGCAATTGGCAAGAAGTTTCAGGGGATAGCAAGACAACACCATCAACCCCAGACGCTGCACCGGCAGCCGAATAACAGGAGTAACACATGGCAATTGGTGCAGGTATTGGTGCGCAACTAGGCATCAAGACAGAAACAACATTCAACAATGCGGTCACAGTTGATCGCTTCTATGAATTCAATAGCGAGAATTTGGCTTACAACAAGAAGACTGTTGTTGGCATGGGTCTTCGTGCTGGTGGTTTGTTGCCACGTTCACAGCGTCGTGTTGTGACAACCTTTGACGCAACTGGTGACTTTGAAATTGACTTGCCAACTCGTGGCCTTGGTTTGCTTCTTGGTCATGCAACTGGAACGTTGGCTTCACCAACAACTGTCAGCACTGGCGTTTACTCATACACATTCACACTTGGTGATGTGTATGGAAAGTCCATGACTGTTCAGGCTGGTGTTCCACAGTACGGCGGAACAGTAACCCCGAAGACAATCACTGGTGCGAAAATTAGTTCGTTCGACTTGTCTGTTGCTAACGGTGAAATTGCAAAGGGCAAGTTCAGCATTGACGGTGCAGGGTTCTCAACGACCACACCAACATTGGCTTCAGGCGCTTCGTATCCTTTGCAGGGTTCGGTGTTTCACTTCGCTCAAGCTGCAATCACCATTGACGGTTCAGCCGTTGCGAACGTCAAGGATTTCACAGTCTCGGTGAACAACACACTCAAGGTTGACCGTTTCAATCTTGGTGCTGCCGGTGCTAAGGCTGAACAAGGAATCAACGGTTTCCGAACTGTCACTGGTTCATTGACTGCCGAATTCACCGACACCACACTGTTGAACAAATTCCTTGCCGATACGTCAGCGGCCATTGTTGTGACCTTCACTGGAAACACTATTGCCGCAACGTACAAGGAAACCTTGTCGATCACTATTCCTGCCGCCAAGTTCAACGCTGATACTCCAAACGTTGCTGGCCCAGGTGTTGTTGATTTGTCAATGACTTTTGATGCTTACGACAACGGAACTGACGCACCATTGACCATTGTTTACCAATCGGCAGATTCTGCCCTTTAATTACGAAAGCCAGGGGAAACATTATGACTGAAAGAATTGAACTCCCAGACGGTGCGTGGGCAGAATTACGCAGTCCACGTTCAGTGCCGGAACGGTTGCGCCGACCGGTCACGAAAATCATGTTTGAAATTTCGCAACAGCAAACCGAAAACATCAACAACGATTTTGTTGATCCAGAAATGGTGATGGTTTATTCAGAACTGAACGACCTTCTGATTGTTGCCCGCGTTGCCGCGTGGTCTTACGATTTGCCAATCAGTAAGGATAGTGTTTTGGATTTGCCTGGTGACGCTTACGAAATTTTGCAAGCCAAAGCAGCCGAATCTTTGACAGAGATGATTCCTAATTTCGGTCAGTCCAGCGATCAAGAATCCCCCACGCAGCCCTCAGACGTTTAAGTCGTGCGCTTGAGGGCGGCACAGTGC